CAATGAACCTATATCTGATAATTCTATTTCAATATCACTGTCTATATATCTGAAATAATACATACCATTGGAAATCAATGTGCCCACGCAAGCCTTTGATATGTTACCAGGCTTCAAGCCACTGATTTTGGCTGCTTCGTTTACAGAAGACGCTACCAGTACCAATGTCTTTCTACAGTTGAATATTAATACAGCTTTGGGTTCACGAAAAATTTTCTCTGCCATCCCAAATTTGTTTTAGCAATTCTGGTGGCAGTCTTCTTTTAACTAATGAAATTAAGTGCGTGTCTGATACGACAACTCCGGTAATAAACATTTCATCTATCACTTCGTTGATGTATGCGCAGAACTGCGGGTCCACATAAGATAGGAACGGATAGCATAAACATCCGCTAATCAATTGATGCCCCTCTGTATTGATTGATACCAGTTTATCTAAAGGCAATTTGTAAGTCTCGGCAATAGCCTTTATCTGGAAATCAAACTTATAAAAGAAGTCTTCTATACTTAATTTGTTGTCGGGGTCTTTAAAATGTAGATAATATGTAGCATCAAAAACTCTGCTACCATCAAAATGAGTTCCAAAAAGGAGATTAGGGAATTCCGGGAGTGAGACTTCTGTACATTTTATATCAATTGTTTTCCCGGTTCCTTTTAAAAGGGTCATTACGGTATGATATTGTTTTTATGAACTTCGGGTGTAACCATAACCGATTGCGCCTTATCATATTTGACATTACGAATGGTGTATTCGCGAGTTTCACCCACCTGCTTTAAATATATTCGGATATTTTCTATAGCTTCGGCTGAAGAATATGCCGGTACATAAATAGTGCTGTTAGATGTTTTTGTCTTACCGGATTTCTCATCCGTATCGTAGAAAACAAGTGCAACTTGATACAAGCCGACTTCTGTATCTTCGCTTTCCTCAAAAAAATATGATATTAGCCCGCATATTAGTTCCGTATCTGTGACAAAAGTGTCGTTGTAAGCAACTTCTGCAATTTTAGTGCGGACAATTTCTATATCCACTTCTCCAAATTCATCTTTCCCTTCTGCTAACTTATAAGCTATTTGTTCTGCCTCGGTATAGCATGTAGCCATTACCAGGTCCTCAGATTTAATGGTAACAATGGCTCCTTGATCATTGGTGCCTTTGTATGCCATCTTAATACGAAAATAATTAAAACCTTTACTCATTTTAATAATGTATTATTGTTAGACATTAAATTATCGATGCAAATATATTTCTTTTTATCATATTGATTATTACAAAACATATATTTAACATATATTTTATATCTAAATATCTATAATATAGATTATTATATTTTATATATTATAACTCATTTATACTGATAGAAGAATAGAAATAGAAACCAACTAACAGTTCTCTATCTATTCTTTCAAAAAATCTTAGTATGAATATAGTTAGCACAGACACAACTTTTCGCGGCACTCCACTGGAGAGTATATTTAGGACCAGTAAAAAAACGATTCAAGAATATGTAAGAGAGATTGATCGCCATTGCAGATATAAATCTGTCCAATCTCAGGTAACACGGGGCGTTGTTTTGGATGACCGTGGCCCATTAATTGATTTATATGAAGCATGTGTACAACAAGATGCACATTTAAGTGCTGTATTGGAAACTGTAGAATCTCAAATTATAGGTGAGCGTTATATGTTAGCGCGACAGAATGAGCGTGGCAAGTATATAAAAGATGTAGAAGAAACCAAAAAGATACAAGGCTCTCAATTTACAAAGATAATCAAGGGAATTGTTGAGTCTAAATGGTATGGATACACCTTGCTCGAAATTATGCCTACGATAAACCCGTTAACAAATAAGTTGGCTGAAGTAAATATCATAGAAAGACGTAATGTGTTGCCTAATCAAAATAGGGTTGTTAAAAGGCAGGGGCAATGGACGCCGGGGTGGGATATAACCTCAAACCAATATTCCTGTAACTATATTCTTATTAATACAGGGACATTAGGGCTGTTTTCTGCAACTACCCCTTTGATATTGGCTAAGAAATTTACATTAGCTAACTATGTGAATTTCTCACACACATATGGCCAGCCTATCATTCACGGTAAGACAGAGTCTGAAAGCATTCAGGACCGACAAAGATTGGCTCAAAGTATAGCCAACGCTGCTCAAAATAAAATTGTTGTTACAGGCCTGAATGACGAAGTGGACATAAAGACTTTTACAATGTCTAATTCTGAGCATATTTATAGTAGCCTTATTGAGTTTGTAAACAAAGAAGTTGCCAATTTAATTGTCGGTTCTTCCTCAATGGCTGGAGAGACACAATCTTATGTGGGATCCACTAATGCGCACCAAGATATTTTTCGGGAACGGATTGAGGTTTACCGGGAATATATTGAAAATGTTATGAATGAAGAGATTCTTCCACGTCTGGTTGATATGGGATATATTAAATCTGGCTTGGAGTTTAAATACGCCAATCGGGTAGAGATGAGCAACAAAGATAAAATCAGTTTATATTCTTTTATAACAGATAAATATGAGGTATCGGCGGATGAAATTGAAAAAGAATTTGGCATTGTAGTGGGTAAACAGTTTAACGCTTTATCAGAAATGATTGGTGGCGGTAACAATATGACTGGCGCACACTCTAATGACAGACACATTATGACTGATGAAGAGTATTATAAAAGATACGGATACCAGCGTGGGGAAAAACCTAATCGGACCAGGAAGGTTGAAAATTTTTTGACGGAAGAGGAATAAAGGATAGCGGTTTCTCTTCCGTCACAGCGGAATCTGAGTCAACCACTGAAGATGAAGATAACGCTGAATATCTTGCTATCTATGCTGTCTTTCAAAAATTTTTACGTGATTACGGCAATGCGGATAACCGTTGGGATTTGCTGGAAGAAATGATGGAATTACGTTCTGAATTTGCATTTAACCATGCAATCAAGGGTTTTGGTATGGACTTTGAAAAGGCATTGGATTTACTTCGCAATCATAATGATGGGCTGACAAAAATGGAGAAAGAACAACGTAATGTGTTGGTAGCAGCTTTGGACAATCTCGTTGACTTTGCTGTAGCTGAAGAATTTCAAATGTTCGCCAACCTCCCCGACGACCTTGACATTGATGACGAAGAAGATATTAAAGAGGCTGAAAGTGTTTTTTATCGATACAATAATATATACTCATCTATAGAGAATGGAGACATTGAGTATGCTATGGGGGTTGCTGCTGGATGGGTCTCTTATAGCGAGAACACTGTGCTTACATATATGACCCAAGGGGATAATAGAGTACGCCCGTGGCATCTTGCATTAGAGGGAACCAGTTATCGAAAAGCTAATTTCCCAGCATGGCTAATTCCGCCTATTGAACATGGGTGTAGGTGCTTCTTGGTGGAAGAGGCTTCAAGCGTCCTTAACTGTACACAATTAACACAAGTAGTGGGACAAGTCAATGAGATGCCAGATTTTATCAACCCTGTATTTAAAGAAAGTGTTGCAAAGGGTGGGCGTATATTTAGCAGTGCTCATTCATATTTTAGTGTTCCGAAAAAGTATAAAAAGAAGTTACGCACCATTGCTAATAGAATAAAAGGAAAATGGTTGGAAAAACAATAACTCCTAAGCAATTAGCTCAACAGTGGCTAACCCTTCCTAATAGATTTGAAGTTAATGTGTTTAACTTTGAAACATTAATAGGTAACGCTGCAAAAAAAATATTTAAGGATTCTTTCTATCTCCGTAGATTTAATTCTGCTGGTACGTTTGCGTGGGAAAACAGAAGCGATCATAAGCCCCATCCCATATTAGAAGAAACTGGAACACTCAAGCACTCGATTGTGTGGGACCGTTTTCACTCCAGCAATAGCCGTGGAATTAAAATTTTTACAGACCCTGACATGTTCCGATTCAGTAAAAGGCAATATGGAAGAAATTTCTGTTATGCGGCTATACACAATGAAGGAGGACAAGTTGCCAAATCCGGCTCTCCAGCACATAACATTAAGAAAAGACAATTTATAGGTTACTCAACAACCGTAGCTGATAAAATTACATCTTATAGCATTCGTATTTTTGATGGCTTTCCAAAATGATAGTAGAAAAACATAAATTAAATACACAAGACAATTTAACGGACACGATAGAGAAAAGCCCTACCGCACTCGTTGATAAAGACAATACAACATTAGAAGAAGTGGAAAACAATCCGCTGGAAGATGTGTATATGGCTGTTAGACGGGTGTTGGAATCTCTTCACACCAACCCTGATGATGAAAGTTCCCCCAAACTGTTTCGGACAGTAAAGATAGATAACGGACAGTTTGAACGTATTGTCCGCACACGTGGCAACACAGAATACGGTATAGCTTTTCCTGCGGCATTTATCCGATTTGTAAATGTACGTTATTTGGTGGCCCAGCAACGAATAGGAGAGGGACGCGCCACCATGCGTATTAGATTCGTACTTAATGATTTAAATAATGGGGATGATGTTGTAGAAACACATGGATTTCGGGTTTTTCAACAGATTAATGATGCTATTCAGGACGCAAAAGATTATGAGGCAGCGTTAAACGAACGATGCAACCTTACTTATTTTGATATGCCAGAATCTTTGGATCATGGGGTACAACCGTATTGGATTGATTATGAAATATGGTTTAGAACATCCTCTTCATTCCAGTACCGGAAATGGGTGGATAGATACTTGGTCATGCCACCGTTCACAAACCATTCAGACGCACCGGAACACGATACAGATGCGCATGGGGATCATGATAAGCCTAAAATTGAAGAGGTTGCAAAATTTGAGCCTCCTGTAAATACTCTACCGGAAGATAACGTTTAAAAAGCGAATTCAAATATCGTCGGAACAGAGGCGAATGCTTGCTCTCTTTTACAGAAAACATACTGTTTCTCAATTATATATCAATCGTCGAAAGGTTCATTAATCACTTTCTTAAAAGATGTGTTTTAGAGGATTCACAACCATTAGATAGGCAGACATCTATTCTTGTGAAAAAGCTCAAATGAAAACAGATGAATTAAAATATGTAGTTGGGGAAGCGCAAGAGGCAAAGCCAGTATATATGCGTTTCTACGGCCGTATCAATGAAGAAAGCACCCGTCAATTCAACGATGAGTTCTTATGGGTTCAGGACTATGTGAAGCCTTCTAAAATTGTGATTAGCATCAATAGCGAAGGCGGGAGCGTATTGTATGGAATGGGAACCTTCTCTATTATACAACAATGTCCCATTGAGGTTGAAACTATTATTGAAGGAATGGCTGCATCAATGGCTTCTGTATTATGGGCCGCCGGCACCCGTTCTTACATGCGCGATTATTCAATTTTAATGATTCACAATCCATTTGTACGCGAAGAAAACGCCGCCCCTGACAGCGAACAAATCGTAAAGGCTTTTCAAAAGCAGATCGAAACTGTCTACCATAAGCGATTTGGTCTGACGAAAGAAAAGATACGGGAGATTATGGACGGCAAAGAGGGGTGTGACGGTACTTACTTCGATGCGAGATCTGCCGTGAGCGCTGGAATATTGCCGGCGGACCACGTCCTAAAAACATCAAAACAGGTTTGCACTAAAGTTAAAAATCAAATTGAAGGAGTTGTGGAAGCAGGCGCTCTGCAAAAAATAATGGCTTCTATTAATGCAGAATTGGAAGATTTTAAACCACTTGACGTTTCCGACTCTATTCCTAATCAAAATCAAATAAACAATTCAAATTCAAAAGAAACGATGGACAAAGAACAGGAATTCGCATTTGGTTCTGTATGTGCCCAGCTCGGTTTGGAGAAAGACTCTGAAGTTTCAACTGTCATTACTCGCATTGACGCATTGAAGAATGCAGAAAAGAAAGCAAGAGAAATTCAGGCTTCATACGATTCTCTGAAAATTCAAAAAGAAGGGGTGGATGCGCAACTTACCAATGTTCAAAATGAATTGACAACGGTTAAAGAAGAGTTGCAAAATTACAAAGATGCTGAAGAAGCGCAACATAAAGCGGATATTGAGCAGTTTGTAG